GTGCAGAGCGGCAAGTTTAAAGTAATCATCATTGACACCAAAACCGCCGAACGGTCTGAATATGCCTTAAACGTAGGCGATACGTGGCAGAATCCACCAATGCTGCCCCATCAACTCGTTTGCATTGAAGCTGGCAGCATCATTGAGGTCTCTACTGCCGATTCGGTGGAAGACAACTATCGAGTAGAAGCTGGAGACAGTCAATGCGCGTCCTAGTCATTGGTGATGCCTGCATAGACGAATACCGCTACGGAGAAATCCAGAGGGTCAATCCTGAAGCGTCTGCGCCCTTGTTAACCTTCACACGCTCTGAAGAGCGTCTGGGCATGGCTTACAACGTAGCTGCCAACCTCAAATCTTTTGGAGTTACTGCCCATGTGCGCGTACCGTCCAAGATGTCCCGCAAGATCAGGTACGTAGATCTACGCACCCAAGACCACTTGCTGCGCGTAGACCACGATGTAGAGCCGGAGCCGTACACAGTGGAGGCGACCTACGACTACGATGCCATCGTGATCTCAGACTACGACAAGGGCTTCGTCACAGATGAGGTAATCCACGCTATCAGGGCGGCGTTTAAAGGGCCGATCTACATGGACACCAAGAAGCCCAATCTAGGTGACTTTCCCAGCATCTACATCAAGATCAATGAGCGAGAGTTGTTTGAGTCCACCTCCCTGCCAGACCAAGAGATGCTGATCGTGACCTACGGAGCCAAGGGTGCTGGTTATCTCAAGCAACTGCACCGTGCCCCAGCCACCGAGGTGGTCGATGTCTGCGGGGCTGGAGATGTATTCTTGGCCGCTCTGGTTGCCAATCACCTTGAGACTCAAGACATGGACACCGCCATCCAGTTTGCCAACGAGAAAGCCGCCAAGTCCTGCACCTACATGGGGACGGTATGCGTATCTTGATTACGGGCTACAAGGGTTTTATTGGGCAGAACATGGTCAAGGCCTTGGCCGATCACAAGCTATCTCTGTATGAGTGGGGTGAGCCTGACTACAACTTGTCTGGTCTGGACATGGTCATTCACCTTGGCGCTATCTCAGACACCCGCTGCCAAGACTGGACTGCGCTTAAACAGCAGAACGTGGACTTCACCACCACCCTGATAGATCGCTGCCAGACGTATGAGATCCCGCTACAGATTGCCTCATCAGCCTCGGTCTACGGCCCAGAGAACACCACGTTCAAGGAGTCTGACTCAGTAGCCCCAGCCAACATGTACGCTTGGTCAAAAGCTCTGGTGGAGCAGTATTTCCATGAGATGACGCCGACCTCACCCGTGCAGTTGTTCAGGTATTTCAACGTCTACGGCCCCCACGAAGATCACAAGGGTGATCAGGCATCCCCGTTCCACAAGTTCAGGGAGCAGGCCAAGACTGGCGCAATCAAGATTTTTGAGGGCAGCGCTGACTTTAAGCGTGATTTTGTGCCTGTGCAGACGGTGATTGACGTACACAAGGCGTTCTTCAACGTGCCCAAGTCAGGCATCTGGAACGTAGGAACGGGAGTTGCCAGATCGTTTCTGTCGGTGGCCGAAGAGATTGGTGGCCCTATTGTTGCAGTGCCCATGCCTTCTGATTTAAAATCAACCTACCAGCGTTATACCCAAGCAGACCTTGAGGAACTACACCAAGTGCTAGGTGACCACTATGATAGATCCGCTAACAGCCCTTGCAGGCATACAAGCAGCAGTTGCGCTGATCAAGAAGGTCAGCAAAACTGTTGATGACGTATCGTCTTTGGGTCCAGTTTTAGGGAAGTACTTTGACGCAAAGTCAACCGCCACCAAGGCTGCCGTACAGGCCAAGAAGTCCAAGTCCAGCATGGGTACTGCCATCCAAATTGAGATGGCGCTTGATCAGGCTAAGCGGTTTGAAGATGAGTTGCAGCTACTGTTTATGCAGAGCGGCAAGATTGATGTCTGGAATAAGATTAAGTCCAGAGCAGCAGCGCTAGATGTTGAGTCTGCCCATGACGCCCGCAGAGAAAAAGAAATTGCGGCAAGGCGCAAAAAAGAAATTGATGAGGTCATTGAGTTGGCCTTGCTGGGGGTAGTGTTCACTGCCATGTTGGGGGTCATTACATACTTTGTCTTTGGCATTCTTGAGCAATGTGGAGGTAAATGCTGATGGCAAGTGATGCGCAGCTAAGTATCATCGACAAGGTTTTGGCATATGTCAGCAGCCCGTTTCGTCTGTTTGCAATGGTGTTGATGGCGGTGCTTACGTTTGCGGGGTACTTTGTATATACAAACCAAGAGTTACTGATCGGCGCGTACAAGGAGTCAAAGAAGATTCCAAGCATTGCCGAAGACCGTGTGGAGGACGCAGCAGCGCTCCTGTTTAAGCAGTCTGGCGCTCTGGTGGTGGCGGTCTTCAAAGTCAACAGCATGTTTGGCACTAGGGTGTTGCATCGAGCTTACGGGAAGAACGGCAGAGATAAAACAAACGATGGCTTGGATGTTGGCTTGTTTACGCAGAACGCAGCTAATAATGCTGATGTTGTCAAACTGATGGCAAATGAAATCCCGTGCAGTGAGTACAGGTCAGCGCAGTCGGAAATGGGTTTGTGGTATATCGCAAGAGGCGTTGCGTATACCTGTCGTGTCAGCGTCCCACCCGAGCCGGGCAGATTTGTTGGACAGATTACAGTTGGTTGGGCTTCGGAGCCTGAAGACATGGATAGCACCCGCGCCATGCTTCAAATTGCAGCAACAATGTTATCAAGGAGTAAACAGTAATGGACTGGTTAAAACAAATCGCGCCGACAATCGCCACGGCGCTAGGGGGTCCCTTAGCTGGGATGGCCGTATCTGCCATCTCAAAAGCCATAGGGGTGGATCCTGAGAAGGTTGGCGATTTAATCTCCAGCAACAAACTTTCAGCAGAGCAAATTGCTCAGGTCAAGATTGCTGAAATTGAACTTCAAAAACAAGCGCAGGAGCTTGGCCTAAACTTTGCAAAGTTGGAAGTTGAAGACCGCAAGTCTGCGCGTGACATGCAAGCTGCAACACGCTCAATTGTCCCCCCGGCACTGGCTGCAATCATCACTGTTGGGTTTTTTGGCATCTTAGGGATGATGCTGTTTGGCAAAGTGGATGGCAACAACCCCACTATTTTGATGATGCTGGGCAGTTTGTCTACCGCTTGGACGGGCATCATTGCGTATTATTTTGGCTCCTCTGCTGGCTCACAAGCCAAGACCGATTTGCTTTCTAAGGCGGGGCCAGTCAAATGAACCTCACCGAACACTTCTCGCTGTCCGAAATGACCAAAAGCGAAACCGCTTTGCGTCATGATATGGATAACACGCCGGATGCAGCAACGATTGCCAACCTTCAAGTGCTATCCGAAAAGGTACTTCAGCCGGTGCGTGAGCATTTTGGCAAAGGCGTGAAAGTGAACTCTGGGTTCCGAAGCCCTGACGTCAATGCAAAGGTAGGTGGCTCTCGCACGTCCGACCATTGCCTTGGCCGAGCCGCCGACATTGAGATCCCAAGCGTTCCAAACCACGAACTGGCCGAGTGGATTAGAGAAAATCTGACTTATACACAACTGATTCTTGAGTTTTATACTCGGGGCGTGCCGGACTCGGGCTGGGTGCATGTGTCTTATGACCCAGAAAACCTAAAAAAGCAAGATTTAACCGCAGTAAAAGAGGGCGGGAAAACGATGTACCTGTCTGGACTCCATGCGTAACAAGTTGCCTTGAACTTTGTTTCAAGGCTATAATCATATAAACGGCGCATGCTGAATCAGCGGCTAATACCCATGGAGTGTATATGAGCTATAGCATGACGTACGACAGCTTGCTGGTAGACGTGCGGCGCTACCTTGAGCGTGGTTTCACGCAAGATAGCGACCAGATCGTCTACGATCAACTGCCTCGGTTAATCACATTGGGCGAGCGCAGAATTGCGCGAGAGCTTAAAATTCAGGGGTTCATCCGAGCGGTGAGTACCCCTTTATCCGTTGGCGTTGCTGTCTACCTGAAGCCTGACCGCTGGCGCGACACAATCAGCATGACCGTCACCGGATCGCCTATCTTTGCTCGGGCATACGAGTATTGCCGTAGCTATTGGCCGAACGAGGCTCAGACTGCCGCGCCTCAGTTTTATGCTGACTACGACTATCAGCATTGGCTGATAACACCAACACCTTCTACGGTACAAACTCTTGAAATTTTGTACTACGAACAACCCGCCCTTTTGGGCGATGACCTACAAACCAACTATCTCACTGAATACGCTCCAGACGTGTTGCTTTACGCAACCTTGCTTGAGGCTACTCCGTTTCTCAAGAAAGACGAGCGCATTCAAACGTGGCAGATGATGTATGACCGTGCGGCGCAGGCTCTTAATGGCGAAGACCTCAAGCGCATCATGGATCGCTCAGCAAACAGGAGTGAAGCGTAATGCCTACTTATACCGACGTCTTTGGTGGCGCAAACATTTACCCGAGTGAGATTAGCTACAGCAATATTGCGCTAACTGCGGATGTGACGCTAAGTTGGCCCGAGGAAACCTCGACCAACACTAACTTAGCAACGCGCATTATTGATGTAACAGCCGCTACTGCAAGTCTGTCAATTTTCTTGCCAGACGCTAAAAAGAGTGGCGTTGGCAACACCATCTTGTTTAACAACCAAGGCGCTCAAACTTTTATAGTTAAGAACGCTGGCGGCACACAAATTGTTTCAATTCCTACCGGAACGGTTTGGCAAGTCTATTTGACAGACAACACCACCACAAATGGTTTGTGGGAATCGCTTCAATTTGGAGCCACGGTATCTACTGCTAATGCATCAGCTCTTGCAGGCACTGGCATTGTGGCTGTGGGCACGCTGTTGTCTCAGTCTGTGCCGATCACCAACTTCAATTCAAACTACACGGCAGGCGATACAGACCGCGCCAAGATGTATTTGTGGACCGGATCAGGGGCTGGAGTATTGACACTGCCAAGCGCTGCTACTGTAGGCAACAACTGGTTTATGTACTTGCGCAACTCTGGCGGAGGCCAAGTCACACTGACTCCTGTCGGCATCAACACAATTGATGGCTTAGCAACAAAAGCCTATCAGCCAACTGAGTCGTCTGTGATCATCAGTGATGGCACAGACTTTTACACACTAGGGTTTGGTCAGGCTTCAACATTTGTGTTTGACTACACTTCAATTGCAGTTGCAGGAACCGGCAACTACACACTAACTGGTTCTGAATTAAATCGTATTGCGTACAACTTTACCGGCGTTTTGACAGGCAACCGTGTCATCATTGTTCCTGCTACGGTACAGCAGTATTGGGTGAGCAACGCCACCACCGGTGCTTTTACGCTGACTGTAAAAACATCAGCAGGAACAGGCGTAACTATTACTCAAGGGGCTAGAGGGATATTTTATTCCGACGGCACTAATGTTGTTGATGCAGATACATCTACAGTCTCTACTCCAATTTCTATTGCCGATGGCGGCACAGGGGCTACAACAGCCGCAGGAGCTCGCATTAACTTAGGCTCTACTGCGGTTGGCGATGCAATCTTTATTGCTGCAACGCAACAAGCAGCTTGGACTGCGTTGGGCGTTGCTCCAGCAGGTGTTGTAAATGGCGGGACTTATTGATGCCAGAATCCACAATAGTCCTGAAGTCTTTGCCCGGTATCAAGCGAGATGGTACTAAGTACGACG